TCTGCTTGTTTTTTTAAATCTTCTCCTTCACCCTTTTTCTGTTGCTGTCTTAATTTATCAAAGTTGCTTTTACCATTTTTTTTCGTGGCTTGGTATAACGTTCCAGCAGCACCAATACCAGTCATCAAAGCAGGTAGTAAAAACTTACTACCTGCTTTTAATCCTAAAGCAGCTACGTTTTCTTGGAATTGATTATATGTTTTCATTATGCTAATGCAATTGTTCTAAAGTCTTTTAGTCGAACAGGAACTGATTCATTTGTTGAAGTCATAACAATTTTAATAACAAATCCATTGAACTCCTCTAAATCATCAGCTGTGAACTGATATTCGGAAAATTCATCAAATCCATTTGGTGCGACAAATGCATCTGGTCTACCATCATTCAATGAACTATCAACAACTTCATCACCAATACCATCACCAGTTGAATCAACGGTCAAGTTTTTATAACCAGGAAATGGTCTATAAGTTTGTGATACTTCACTGGAGTCAAAACTGAATAAACGATAGAATACTCTGAAATCTGCTTCTGGTTCTCTACTTGCTGCAACGAGAACTTTTAATGATTTAGCAGGATTCTTCAACATTACTGGTTTTGATACAAATACAGAACCATGAGGATCATCTCTTTGAGATTTAACTCTCTCATCAGTTGCATAATTATTTTCACCAATAGGATTATTAATTTTATTTCTACCTAAAATAAAGATTGAATTCTTAACATCTAATACAGGTGATAAATTAGAATCAGTTGATGACATATCAATATTTAAAGTTAGTGATTTATTTTTAGGTAAATTTTGCAGTCTTTCACTTTCATTCTTAACAGAGGCAACTAATCTTGGATTTGGGAAAAATGTAGTTTCATTTAAAGTTGTTGGATTAAAACCTTGATCTATGAAGGAAACTTCATTTCCACCAGCACTTGTTCCACTGATTGTTCTCACAAACGTATTAACATTAGTTGATTTGCCAGGTGTAATAACATTAAATTGTGGTGAAATTGAACTAAACTGATGATTTTGTGATATGTGAACATTCTTTCCACCAATCGCTTTTTCATTTGTAAAACATAATAATGCACCACCAGTTCTCTCAGGTGCTAAGTTTGCTACATCAACTTTTAAGAAATAATTATCAATATTGTCATCAAATGTAGCAGTATTAGTAGTATCAAATGTTGTATTAATACCAACAAGAGACACTCCACCTGCCTCGTATGTTTGAATATCTGATCCAACATCATGTGATACTGGTGTTGTACCAAATTGTCCTCTAACAATCGTCAACTTTCCAGTTCCAACTGTATATGATACAATTTCACTTCCTATCAAAGCAGAACCAATCGATGTAGTGATACCATTAAAATTAGTAAATGGTGTTACATCAGCAATTTCGACAGATGTTGTATCTGCACTTAGTGCTGATGTTGTCTGTACCTTTACAGAATCAGGTTTTACATTTTTAACAACAACTTTATTATTTGCACCATGATGAGCATGATTATATTGAGTAACTTCTATTATATCACCTGTATGTGGTTCGCCATTAATTGTTGATGGGTTTGATGAATTTACTGTGGCAGTAGAACCTAACACAGTTGGATTAACATTTGGAACATTATTAACTGTAAGATATCTTACAAGTTGACGATTAGCTATAAAGTGTTCTCCTTGAACATCAGTTAAGAATACAGAATCAAAGGTAGAGTTAATTGCAATAATAGTAAATTTAAATCCAGCACCTGTGGTTACTTTATTACTTGTATTATCGACAGTTAACACATCGCCTACTTGATATCCTGCACCTGCTCCATTTATTATAACACTTGTAACTACTCCATTAGTTACTGTTGGGTTACATGTAAGACCACTTCCACTTCCAGTCAAAGAAATTGTTGGAACTGCAGTTGTACTACTAAATGAATATCCAGATCCACCTATAACTATCTCAGGAGAGGCAGCAGGGGCACCTTGTCCTTCAATAATACCTGTTATGGAAGCATCTTCTGGAATAATATTATTAGAAGAGTCTGCTTGTGATATTTTTTGACCAATCCCTAAATTAGTATCATTACATGCACTACCAGTTACACTAACTTTGAGTTTTCTAGGTAATGTGCGTATTGGGTTATCAGGAAGTTTCTGAGTATTTAAATTACCAGCATTAATTGGTGTATTATAGAAAGTTGCAGTTCCAGAAGTTACGAATGATGCCTTGCGTAACTTGAAACATAAATCTTCGTATTGACTAGGTGTCCAAATTGTACCATTCTGAGATTTAAATAAACTACCACCAATGTATTGTTTTGAAACAACTACATCTTCAACATCAGGCAATACAGTTGATTTAACTGTTTTTTCACCCATTCGAGCTACCCACATTTCATATAAATCAGACGCTGGTGATAATACCACAATAGCATATTCTCGATTCGGTTCCAAATAAACAGGAGATGTGAATTTGATTGTAGTTGCAACTGATGCATCATCAGATATGTTTACCTGACTTGGATTTAATGCTACTTGTGCATAATCCTGAACAAGGAATCTTGTAGGTGTGCCTAATTCTACATGCCTGAGTTCAATAAAAACTTTGGTATTAGGATCTTTTGAAGCAAAGAATAAATCAAAGGAAGTTAAAAATGCTCCTGTTTCATCAACTCTGAATGATTGAGCCAATGGGTCTCTATAAGGTGCCTCAAAGAACTCTGTATCAGATGATGAGTTTACATTAACAGATACATTTACCTCGTTCGGTCTCTGGGGAGGTGTAGGAGGGTTTCTAACACCGACAGTATCTGTTGTTTGACTCAATATAGTTCCTGTGCCAGTGAATACCCCTGTGGCATCACTAGCGAGTGCTGTGGCACCAGGTAATTGAATTGTACCTTCGGCAGCTGCTGTTACTTTGAATGTTTTTGTACCAGATCTGAATAATATAGGTGGTTGAGGAACAGCGTTTGCATTTCTGAAGAAGAATGCTCCTATTAAGTCACCCCAATTGTCCGATATAAGATCAACATTTGTGATTTTAGCAATAGCACCACTTGTCTCTCCAATTACTAACGCACCTTTTATAGCGTATCCAAAGTATTGTTCATCATTTGCCAATGCAGTAATATCAATATTCAATAATTTTGATGTTGCAGAATAACTTGTTGATGGTGCTGGTCTTGTTGCGTCAAATGGATCAACTGAATAATCCTCAACTAAAACTGAGGGTGAACCTAATCCTGCTCCAACATCAGGTCTTGAAGTATCACCAAACTTATGATTTGGTCTTTGTATTCTCACATAACCTATCACTGGATCATCACCCAAAGTAACAAGTTCAATTCTTGCATTTTCAAAAACAGTAAATGAACCTGATACCATCTCTACTTCACTTAGTTTTGGAACAATATCTGGTGAAGCACTATCAAGATAATGAAAATGTCTTGTGGATGGTTTTAGACCACTTACATTGAAAGAAACATTTCTTGATCTCATGAATGGATCAACTTGACTATCAACTTTGACACTTTCTACATAATCAAATTCTCTACTTGGTCCTTCAAGAGTATTTGTAAAACTTCTTTCAACTCTTTGTGTGGTCGTAATAGAAGTTGTTGTTGTTCTTTCTCTATGGTTTCCTTCAAAGTCATGTTGATCTGCAATTATTTCTCTATTAACAACATTAACACTTCTATCTCTCTCTGTTGTATTTGAAATTACATTCGCAGTTTCTACCCACCTAGCACCAGTTGATTCATTTCTAAAGTTATCAACATAGATTGTTCTTGTCCAATTATCTGATGGAGGATCTAAAACAACTCCCCCTGCAAATGTTATAACGTTAAATGGATTGACATTTTCAACCCTTGTTGCCTGTGGTTGATCAATCCAATCAACTTCACTGTAATCAAGAGTAATTAAATCACCTGTTTTCCTACAATTCGTATCAAGTAATTGTAAATTTGAGTTTAAATCAGCAGAGGCAAGATCAATATTAGGATTTAATGCAAGTTCTGCCTTTATAGACCAAAAATCAATCGCACTTATTAGTTCTCTATTTACGGTATCAACATCACATCTAGAACCTCCATCAGGACTGAAGTTTATAAAACTTCTATTTTTAAAATTATTAACTGCAAACCCAGTTTTAAAACGATTTAAACCGTTAGAATCTTTTACTTCAAGTGATTTAGTGTCTAATTCAAGAGCACTTAATGAAGTCATCTCCTCTAAATTTTCAATTCTCTTCTCTAATGCACCAATATCTCTCATTGTAAAACGACGATTATCAAACATCCTTATTGTGGGTTCTTTAATAGGATCATATAAGTAAGGAGGTAATGTAATTTGAGCAATTTCCATTGCATTTCCAACCTCTGTGGGAGGAACGGGTACTTCAGATGATTGACCTTTAATTAACTTTACTTGTTCAAACTCATTTATTACAAGTTTATCAATACGTGGAAGATAGAAACTATATCCAACAATTGAACTTTCATTTGGTGTAATAACAAAAGGATTGCTTTCTTCAAATTCACGACTACTAAATGCAAATGGTGATGCATTAGGATATTGAGATGTTGTACTAAATTCTTTGACTCTTGGTCTCAAATCTAAAATATCTGTTGCTCTCTCAAATCCTATAAATGGTATATCATTAGTATACCTATCAGAAGTAAATGAATTTACACTAAATAAATCACCTTTGTTACCTGTTGGAACTTGATATTGATCAAATACAACCAATAATCGTTTTGAAGGTGTTGCAGATTTATCTTTTCTTACTATCCTAGAATAGTCTGATATTTGCCTTGTATGACCTTTATTTAACAGATAATTATCAGTTCTATCTACATAATTTCCATTAACAATACTCTGTAAATTAGATGCGATTGAAGATTCTTTAAATGTTACTTTTTCACCAACAATAAATCTATTTGCATTCAGATAAACAAAATCAATATCAGATGAACTCCTTTCAACAATTTGTCCAATTGCTCTACTTTCTTCACCAATTACTTTTTCACCAATAATAGATGCTGTATCTAAATTTAATCCTGAAACAAACTTTAATTTATCAAAAATTGGTTTAGAGAGTGTTTTTGATTCATATATTGCAACCACCTTGCATACATCAGGATTGTCAAGAGAAATTTCTTTATCTTCTATTCTTAATCCATAAGTTTTACTTTGAGTTAAATTGCCATTAGTGGATATACCAGCGGTTCTTGTAATTTCAAGTTGTTTACTTCTTACATAATTTTTGGATTTACTGGTAACTCCTAATTTCTTAAGTGTTACATTAACTGAACAATTACCACTACCTTGTGTTAATCCTGTAAATTTAATTTCACCCCCATCATCTGTAACAGTAACTTTATCAGATGTTAAAGGTTCAACAGCACCATCAGTATATGTTATTGTATATTTTTCAGCATCAAATGGTTCAAAGAATGCACTTGTAATACCTGAACTTGGGTTTAAAGCCTCTGTCGATGAAATAGTTAATTCATTGGTGCTTAATGATTGAGTTACTTGTGTTGAAATTATTAAATTTGAATTGGATGAATTTAAATTAGAAATATTTTGTCTAGGCAATCTAGTAAATAATCCTGCATCCCTAATATTTTGTATTAATGGAACTCTTACTCTAAATGCCCCAGTTGTTGTTCCTGATCCTACTGGTATAACAGTACCTTTGTTCACACCATTCACATCATTAATTTCCTTTAAGGTAAGTGTTGCACCATCAGGACTTATTACTGTTACACGATTAAATACTGGGTCAGTAAATGCACCATGACTGTAAGATATAATTGAATTTGTTGTAATTCCAACTCTTCCTGCAAAATTCCGACCAGGAATAGTTGCACTATTAATGGTAGAATCTGATGAATCTGATACTACATTTAATTGATCTGATACTGCAAAACCTGGTAATATACGATCATAAAGAACTGAATCTGCTATAAAGTCAGAACCTAAACTGCTACCAGTGATAGAATCAGCGTCTTGATAAACAGACTTAATATCAAATACATTATACGCATTAACTTGGATTATAGCTGATTTAGCATCAGTTGTTTTTTCATTGTATATTAATTTTTCTCCAACAATAAATGTACCTGTAGTTCCAGATACATTTAATTCACCCACACCACTTGTATTAGGACTCTCTGCTAAATATCCTATTGCACCACTTGATAATCCCCTTACTCTTGTTCCTTTTACTTGGGTTGTATCTATATTTGATACTTTAAGAGTTGTATATGTTTGAATATCATATAGATGTAAATCGAATTGTGTAGATGCACTACTATAAGATGCATCAGTCACGCCAAATGAATATACTCTTGCTTGACCTATCTTTGAACCAGTCCCTGATGTAGTACTAGAACCTCTTCTTTCATTATAAAGATCAACTATATTTGTGTTATTTCCACCCAAATTAATAAACGGTGTTCCAAATACATTATTTACTCTTAATAAACTACCCATACGGAAGGGTATTGAAGCACTATTTACGTCCTTTACATCTCTTGGTTTAGGAACATCTATTACTGTCGTGCCAGGTAGATAAACATCAAATCCTTTAACATAGGCTTTACCTGGTGATAATTTCACACACATAGTATCTTCTGATGGTTTATTACCCTGATCTGTTAATTGATTTTCAGTGTATAATCCATTTGATCGTATTTCATCATTCAATGAATTTTGTAAATTTACACGGAATGGTTCAATAGCATAATTACCCGATTCATCAAATGTTCTTTTTGCAAGATATTTTTTAATCTCAGAATATACAGATGTATTTTGTAATTTTTTATCTTCACCTTCTCTAATTCTGTATAATTCTACAAAACTAGTATCATTTGTATCATCTAATGATTTTTTAGTTAGTTTTACTGAAATTTTAAATCTATCTGCACCAGGTGCTGCAAAATTAGTAAAACCTTTCGCATTATCATATAATGAAGAATCATCATTCGCATTAATTACTTCTTCAATTACTTCTAATCCAACTCTATATGATGGTTTAGGATTATATGGATCTAATATTATAAAAGAAGTTGGAACATCTACAAAAGCACCACGTAAAAAATATACACCTTCACTAATACCAAATCCTGAACCAGTCGCTGATGCACTTTCCAGAGATAGAGTTAATATAGATTCTCCAATGTTTATTGTAGTATTACCATATGTTACACTTTCTTCAAGTATTAAAATTTCTCCATCAGGAAAAGCAATACTTTCACTCTCTGTTCCTGAACTATTATATTTTACAAATATCGTAGGTTCAACAACACCTTCATTTGGTGGCAATACATAATTTTTTATAGTTGCTACAATGCCTGAATTTTGTCCCCTAACTCTTGTACCTTTACCATTATTTTTGTTAATTATACTGTCTAAGTAAATTGAGACATCGATACCAAGATGAGATGGATTTATTTTACAAGAAAAGTAAGATTTGTCAACTTCAATGCCACCAGGTATGACCATCGAACCTTCTTTGAAAATATGTTTTCCAAAATTTTCAACTTGATTTTGTAATATAGACTGTAAACCAGATAATTCTCTTGCTTGTACTGGTTTACCAGGTTTGAAAAGAATTTTATAAAAATTTTTCGCCTTATCAAAGTCATCATAATAAGGACTTATATTTAAATTGGTCTTTTGTGGCATTTTAGAACTCTAATACGATTTTTATGTCCTCTTTTTGTCGGAGACTTCTATTAATCTCAGGTCTATTATCCAAATAGATAATTTGTCCCGACCCTTTATTTATCTCCGAATCAGATAACCCTCCTTGAAATCTAGTTCCTAAATTAATTAATTTAGCACCAGTTGGGTTAGTTGTGATACCTGAAAAATTAACTTGAATAGTACCAGAAAATTGAGATGTTAAACCTTTTACAGAGTTTACAGTTGTTCCAGTCTCAAATTCAAAAATTTTTCCTCCTGTACCTACACCAACATAATCAGTGTGATCGTAGGTAACACCATTAAACTGCAATGATCGATCTCTGAAGTATTTAAGAACCCCAGTAGTCTCATCGTAAGAACTTACATATCCCTTTGCAACTTTTGCAGCATTCGGAGGAATTGTAAGTATCTGATTTACTTCCTCACCGACTTTTGGTATCCCCGTTGATTGTCCAGTGTTAGGATCAAGTAAACTTTCTATTTTAATCGCTTGTAATGATGAAAAAGTATTATCTGTGTAAACAACATTACTATCAATCTTAGTAGGATTCTTAACTATACCTACCTGACCAAATGCAGTATCAGTAGGAAAATCCTTCGTAGAATCATCAAATCTTGCATAGATTAGAACTTTATCAGTTCCTAATTCTGTATAGATATCATCTCCATGTCCTCTTCTTGGTGGAATTATAGGAACTAACTTTGCCTTAACAGTAGAATTTTGATTGCAATCATCTAAATCAACAATACCATATGTATATCCTCTGCCTCCTGCACTAACAGTAGCATTTATTATTTTTCCACCATCAATATCAATCCTTGCTTTACCACCTGTACCATCACCTACTATATTCACCTCAAATGATCCATTAGTGTATTTCTGACCTGCGTTATCAATGTAGATGTGTTTTATTTGATTATTATTAATCTCTGAATTACCATTTTCACGAATAGATCTTATCTGTGCATCGGTGCTGGTTGACCAATTATTTGGAACAGATATAAATTCTGTTGAATCAAACTTAATAGTATCACTTGGAGGGACTGTAAATAAGTACTTCCACAAATAACCATCACCACTGTTACCTGCTTTTGATGGTTCTGTGCCTTCAAAAGTAGGTTCATCCTGTGATACATTACCCAGAAGATTAGAACCATTAGAACCATTATCAATACAGATATAAACTTTTAACTCAGAGGTTACAACATAATAATTTGCATCATATAATCTATTTGCTTTGGTAATTGGACTTTGATTTTCAGCACTATAATCATCTCTATAAATTTCATATCTAGATCCTTGAACCCACTCTACTCTCCTTATCAGTCTTCTTATATTGGCAGATGATACTTTTTTACCAAACATCATCGTATCACCCGTATGTCTCCTATATGAAAAACTATCGGTTGGTGCTGGTGTTTTTGTATCCCATAATTCATCTCTACCAAAAGTTTTTCCAATATTAGTGCCATCTACCCCAGAAGAATTAGATAATCCTAAAAATACATAATAAGAATTATTTGTATCCTGCACCGACTCTACAAAATTATTTGCATTTAAAATTCTGAACTGATCAGTAATAATAGCTGACATCTGTAACTGAGTATCCTTTCTTTCCTTCTATTTATAGTGGTTTTTGCATCAACTTAAAACTGCCCTGATTGAACCACTATTTCGATGACCTGTTTCGCCAGTGCCATCGTAACTTTTTCTTTGAATAGTTGGGAATGTAGAGAGACCAGCATCTACTGTTAATCCAGTTACTCCAATCGAAATAGGATTAGATGAACGTTTCAATAAGATTGAAGATGAACCGACATCATTACCATATAATATACCCCAACTCAATTTACCTAATGAAATTGTTTCTCCAATATAATTTGTTTCATAATATCCTACTTCATCAATACTATTAAACCAAGAATCAGTATTTGAATGTACATTACATGTGCAAATTCCTTTAGAACCATCAAATGTAATTTCATTAACAATATAAACATTATCAAGGAATGTTGTTCCGATACCAACAACATGTGCATCATCAGGATTTACAGATGTTAATCCTTGCCCAACCGTTGTTTCTGTAATTAATATAGGATAACCTTTTTTAAGTGAATTAATATCACTCACATTTTCATAACTTCCATCTTCTGCTCTTCTCACCGCATGGAAAGTAAATTTTAATGCAGGGTCATTAGTACCAGTTCTAGTCGTCGTTCCAATACCTGTTATGATTCCAGTGTATCCTTTGAAATTATCGATTCCTGTAATTTTTTCATACTTGAATGGAGGACTTTCAATAATTACTTGAGGTGGATTGCTTGAATCATATCCAAGACCTCCATCTGTTATCTGGTCAAAAGCAACTGAACCATTAGAAACTGTAAGCGTTGCTGTTGCTGTAGTTCCTATACCAACACCAATTCCTGAAGGTGGTGATGCTATTGTTACATTAACTACACCTTCATATCCAGAACCTGCATTTGTTATAGTTAAAGAAGAAATAGATTGTTGTGTACCTATTCCAGAAACATTTGCTATTGCAGTTGCAGGAGTATGTATTTCACCTGATGTTACTAATGCATCAACAGATTTATCACCAGTGCCATATTTTCTTTCCTCAATGAAGAATGATTCAGCATCATCAACAAAAATACTATTGTCATTTACTCCCATGCCAGAAGTTTCATTAAAGTCACCAATTATCTTAGATGTAGGATAAATTTGAGGTTCTAATATAGATCTTGATTTAGGAACTAATGTACCATTAATTTGTAAATCTCGTTTTTGTTTTGTCCATCTAACTGGTTTTTCATTTATCTGATCGATTCCTAAACCCGTGTAGATATCAGTATCAACTAAATCAGTATTAAGAATTTCTTTTACAATTCTCTCATTTTGTTGTGTTGTTGTTATACCAAGTAATTTATTACTCTTAAATACACGAAGACTATCACCAATTTCAATTGATTCTGCAACATTTTGAATCTTAACATCTGTATTATCTTTACCCTTATAGAAGTAAATATCAACCTGATCATTATCATTTAAATTTAGACCTGTTTCTCCTTGAGGAGGTTCTTTGAATATAAATGTTGTTCCACCAAAGAATTGATATGATTCACCAGGTTTTTGTAAAACACCGTTGACAAATATAAGTAATACTGCATCTAAATCAATCAGTGAAGAACGATCTTGTGTTTTATCTACTTCAAAACTTAGCAATTCCCCATTAAAGAATAATGGGAATCTAACTCTTTTGCCATCTTGTAAAAACTTTATGTTATCAATTGCATCAATCTCACCAAATTGCCAAGAAGAAAATCTATCATTGAATATTTCTAAAACTTCTAATTCAAACTCTTGTATTGGTGCTGATAAATGAGCAGCAGTTACAAGACCAACAGGTTTAAATTTATCTCCTTTTTTAAATGAATACCCTTCTCTTGCTACTTCAAATTTACTTATTGTAAATAATGTTGAACCAATTCCAACTGAGGTCGTTGCTCCACTAACAGCAACATTTAATAATAAATTAGCACCCGTTTCCTCAGTAGATCCAACACCTAATCTAGATATACCTACAACTTCAAGATTTTCATATACAGGATCAGGTACAATTATTTGTGGATTTATATATCCAGAACCTGGATTTGCAATTGTAAATGCAAGTGATCCACCTACACCCACTGTCGCTGTTACCTCAGCACCTGTACCACCTCCACCACCAGCACCAACATTAACAGTAATTGAATTAGTAGTGACTGAAGTGATTGTTAAAAAGACATTATTTGCTGGATCTGTTGCACGAGGATATGGGTGATTGCTAAAATGATTGTCTTTATCACAAGTAAACACTAATGAATCAGTTGCAATTTTTATTTTATTACTTGTAGTTAAACCATGCTCTGAAATAATTAATACTAATTCACCAGTTGATGATTCATATATTACATCGGTAGGTGTAAATGTTGAAGTGCTATTTTCAACACTAATAGAATTGCTTGATGAACTTACAAATTTGTGTAAGAAATTAATATCAGTAACACCAATAGCAACGGTTCCACCACGATAACCTGATCCGAACGTTAAATCTTCAAAGAATTCAAATGCATGACCACCACCTTGATAAGTATGTGGTATTGTACTAGCACCTGCCTGTACTTCAAAACTTCTTTCAGATACAATACCAACGACAAATAAAGGTCTTTCATGATCTTGGAAAATAGTTGTTGTAACACCAACATATCCACCACCACCAATTGTTTTAACTGAATCAGTAGCAGCAGAAACAAATGTATGAACAGATTGATCAGCTGGATCTGATGCACCAACATTAACTTTAAATGTATTAACTGTTTTATTAGTAATTGTAAGATATTGATTAGCAGCAGGGTCTGTTGAACGAGGATAGCAGTGAGTAGAATTATTACCATCCTTTGCACATGTGAAACATATTGAACCTGTATCAAGAATAACAGCATCACCCACAACTAATCCATGATTAGGTATTGTGATTGTCAATACTCCAGTAACAGAATTATATGCTGCATTGGTTGGAGTTCCTACCACTGTTTTGGGACATTTAAATTCAAGATCTTTTAATTTAACAGTATTAGGACGATTAAGTGAAAATCCATGAACATTATTTGTTGTTACTGTAATAATACCTGATGTATTATCATATACAGCAGTTTGAATACCTAACTTTACTCCTGATGATGTACCAATACCTACAATGCTTGTGATTGCACCATTCGTATCTGTAAACGGTTTTACTTTTGCCCCCAATAATGGTGCATATCCTAATCCTGGTGTTGAACCTAATGATACAATAAGACCACCTCTTGGTATTTGATTTTGATTAATATCCTGCTGAGAAACAAGGAATGTGCCATCATCCTTAGTAATTCCTGTAAACCTTATTGATGATATTCCAGCAGTTGTATCTGCTGTAATTCTATAATTGTTATTTGTAGAACTTGCTGTAAATGGTCTTTGGTATACACCATTAATGAATACAACACCATTTCCTACCTCAACACCAGCAGATGTATTTGCTCCTCCTACTTTTAAAGTATAGTTTGTTGTAAGTCCCGTAAAATTATCAGATATATCATCAAATAACATATTTGTTGTATAATTTTGTCTTGTAAATGTTCTTCCACTGAAGTTTGCTTTTACAAAAGGTATTTCAGTATCAGTTTTTCTTGATCGTGTATTTCCTTTTGGAGGACTAATAAAATGAACATTACTATCAATAATATTAAATGAACCTCTATGAATTCTCACAATATCACTAGCATTATGAGGTGTAGCACCAATTCCTAATGATCCTCTTTCAACTCTAACTGTTGGAACTGTTGATAATCCCTCTGATATGTTTTTCTGATCATCTATTTCTCCGCTTCCATCAGCTGTGCTTGAAAATCCAACTTCTCTTATCTTCATGAATTCTTCATTAATTTTCAATACATCAGATGTGGATATTGAACCAATTCCACTTAATGAAAATTGTGATGTACCTGCACCAATATTAACACTTAATGTATGTGTTAAGGATGTAAAGGTTATTGGTTGCTGTACAACACCATCTAATCCAATCATAGTTTTAGATAATTTTTTAGTCATATTCAACTTATGACGATTACCAGAACCTACACCAGTGAAGGTTATCGCAATACCAGATGTTATATCATCTTTTGTCGGGAATAATTGAAACTGGTTAATATCACCTAAAAGTTTTACAAAAACAGTTGAGGGTAAAATATCTGTTGTTAGACCAACATTATTTACAGTTGAACCAATAGAAACTGGTGTGGCAGCAACACCTACAAAAGATGAACCAGGTGTATATTCTAGTTCCTCATTTGTATTAAAGAAATGATTTGGTATTGTAAATATACCTGTTGATTTTTCTAGTCCAACACCATCAGGATCAAAAGTTTTGGTGTAAATTGGTGTTCCTTTATACTTTAATTCAAATTCTGTTTTATCAGCTCTTTTACCTTCTAAACCATCAAATGCAGATAATAATAGACTTTGAGTTACATTACCATAACTTAAAGGTAATGGATTGTTACTAAAATCTTGTTCTGTGTAGAATACCTGATTGTATGCTTGAACTTTAACTTCATCTGTAAACTCTGGATCAGATTTAAACATTAAACTAATATTATCACCAAATATTGTAGAGGTAAATGAACCAATTCCTGAAGTTGAACCTAATGAAACATATGGATATTGAACTACTAGAATATCATCAGCATCTCTAATCGCTGTAACTTGGTGTATTGCAGAAGTTTGTCCCGTAGATACTTTAACTAATGATTTAACTGAACTATCAAATGATTTAAGTCTAGCATATTCAATTAATCCAGTCCCTTCTTTAAACGTAGATTCAAGTCTTGCACTTCTTTCTGATTCTTCAGGTTGTCCCTGAGCTAAAAATCTATGAGTTCCAATACCAGCGGTTGTAGTTCCTAAACCAACTATACTTGATTTTGTGTTTAAATTATTATTTCTGTCATTTTCAATTTGTAATTTAACTAAACCATTTTCCAATTTAGAAGTTATAATTCCAACTTTATTTGTAGAAATTCCTATTACATCATCAGAATAAATTTGTGATAAAGATGTATTAACACCATCAAAATCAAGTAAAATTTCATTATAATTATATTCTTTTGTTACCGTATCTTGTACAAATATATTTGCTTGTAACCCATTGAATTCATCTTTATCAAACTCAAAAATTGATGTTGTGCTATTTGAATTGGCATCTACATTAGCACTTACTAACTTGATGCTACCAATTACGTTTGTAGTAGTTCCTAATGTATCAACATCATAAAAGGTTTTTAATATTTTAATGTCATGATCTCTTGTAAATTGCTCAACAGGTTCAAATAATAGATTTACAATCTCAGTATCTGTCTGTTCAGTTTTAAAATCACCTAGTTTTAAATTACTATCAACACTATTTTCCCCTATTCCAGCGGTATCACTTGTTTTTTCAAGTAATATAACATCCTCCTCAGTGGTTAAAACAATTATTTCACTTACTTGAGTATCAAATGTATCTGGATCTACTACTTGAATAAGATAATTTACAAATCTACCATCTATCTCATCAATAATACTATTATTTGCAGAAAAACCAACGCTTGAAAATCTACTACTAATATCATCATGCATCAAAACTCGATTGGATATGCATTTATTGAAGTTAGTTAATTTTTTATTTGAAAATAGAAGTGATTTTGTTTTATTTGAGAGACTTTCATAATCTGTTGTATAGTCAAAATTATTAATTGCATCTACTCGATTATCATCACTTACAAGATCTATAGTTAAATTTCTTATTGTTTCACGAGTATCTGCTATCCCAACTTTTACTTGACTTTGAATGAATGTATCTGCAAAGTTTTTTAATCCAGCAGGATGAAGAATACTGTTAACACTGTTAGAAAATTCATCCCAAGTTATAGGACTTTTAATTGAGTATGATAAATTTTGAAAGTAATCGTTATTAGGTATTACCTGTATATCTTCATTTAATTTACCAATATTATCGATCCAACCATATTCTTGACGATTTGAATAATCAATAGAGAAGAAACCTTGATCAGTTTTAAGATCAACTACCTCAGCTGAAACACCTGTTGTTTTACCTGTAATTCTATCACCCTTTTTAATTACTTGCAATCCATCTAATTTTATGTAATCATCTCTCGATTCAACAATTGATAAACTTGAATTTTCATTGTTTAAAAGTATTTTTTCATTTAATTGAAAAGCACCTCTATTCTGAACTGGTTTTAAGTCTGGATATATTTCTTTATTAATTATTGATGCAAATCCAGATTGGAATGACTTAGCAATTCCTGGATTTGTAGTTACACCTGCAACACTATATTTTACGATTGTTTGAGCACCAGATATATACTCCTCGACTGTAAAGAATGAGAAATTATGATCAGATGAATTAAATCCATCTCCCTCTATCTGACCACTTGATGGTATATTTTCTTGATCAAATACTGTCGTTAAACCTTCTTCACCAACTCTTTGTACACCTTCAACAAATATTTCATCACCAACTTTAAATGGTTCAGGATCCCCAAACCCATTAAATGGGGTTTGCATGAAACAAACAACTAAACCTTGTGAATCAACAGACATTGAGTTGATACCAATTCCGTTTGAATTATTAATTGCAAATATTTGATGTGGTACAGAATCTAAACCATGAATAGGTGCTATTAATTGAACAGATGCAATTGTTTGGTTTGGAGATGAAGGTAACAATGTAGAATCATCTATAATTTCTTTTGTAATTGAATTTACAAGAATTAAATCTGGTGGTGTGGTATAATCAGAACCACCATTAACAATTTCAATACCAGAAATAGTGTCTAAATTATCAATATTTAAAATTTGAGGTACAAAAACTTCTGGTTGAAGTGTCTTATCAGATGAATATTCATAACCTATATCCAATATTCTTGTTTTATTAATTTTACCTATATTTTTAGATTCAATTACTAAATTAGCATTTATACCCTCTTCTGATAAAACCTTATTAAATTCAGGTAATTTTTTATAATTAAATCCTTTTGAAATAATTTTTAATTTTTTAATACCACCTTTTACATTTTTTGATTTTGTTGAGTATTCAATTTTTTCGCAATCTGTATCCTGATACTCTAAAAATTCAGGTAATTTTGGTGAGAAATTAAATGTCTCTGATGTAACTCCAGATATCTTATATTGACCATTGTAAATACTATCAACAAAAACAATTTCAGAATAATTTTTTACATCATTATCTGCTGTGCTAATAAATCCACCCTTAGTAAGACCATAGTATAATACTGGTGGTGTGGAAACACTTGGTTGTAATGTTAAAAAGGCACCTTCAATATCATTTTCATCTGTTCCTAAACCAACAGTACCCGCTACACCAACATTAAATATCGATGAATCTTGAGAACTTAAAAATTCATTACTGCCATTTTGGTAAAATATTTTAAAATCAAATCCAGCAAGAGTTGTTGTTGATAATCCAAACTTAATTTTTGAATTTTTATAGACCTTAATTTGAGGGTTTATTGGGGATATATTCTGTTCATTTCCTCCTGTATTAGGATCTATATCAATTAATTTTATTGGATTTGCAAATAAATCATTGTGTGTCTCTGCTAATTGGAAATATTTGCTATTAATTTTATTTACAAAGTAAGAACCCGTTCCTAAACCAGCACTTCCTTCATAAAATACCTTATCACCAGTAGCAAACCCATGAGTTTCTATACCGATTCTATTTGTCTCTACATTTGAACTTGTAAATTTAATTGGATTAATTAATAATTTATCAAATTGAGAATTATAATTTACTTCAACAGGAACTGTTGTTCCTATTCCAACTGTTAAGTTGGGCACAACATTAATATTAACAATATCACCATTTTGTAAATTATGTGTTGTTGTTTCAGCAGCTGCAACTTTTGTTGTTAAAGTGCTTACAATTTTTTCAACGGTGCCAGTTACTTGTTCATATTGTGATGAAATATTATAAAGAAAAGTTGATAATCCTACAACAGAACTACCATTAGAATTAAAATATAATCCTTCACTAGTATTCCCAACACTAACTGTTGAAAGACCAATGTAATTTTCACTCTTTTTAATAACAAACAATTCTATTTCAGTATCAAATGTACCAAATGGTATTGCAAAATTATTAGTTGTATCATTAGGATCATCAGTGGTAGCCACATCTATTTGTCTGTTTGGAACAGGTGGAACCGTAAATAACACTTTTTGTCCAGTTTTAAATGGATGATTTGGTAGATATATTTGTCTATTCGGTATTGAAACCTCTTTAATAGTTTCACCAATAACATAATTAGTGCTTATTCCGACTCCATCTGTACCAACTCCAATCGATTGAAGTGTGTTAAAATATACTATATCATTGACTTGTGAATTAAATGATGGTGTTTTTACTGGAATAGTAATTGTATTGTTTAGTAAATCAACATTTGAACCAAATGTATGCCCTATTCCATTAATACGTCTTAATGAACGAATTATTTTTTGATCATCATAAAAATTTAATACTTCAATTATTTCATCATCTAAGGCATTTCCAGAACCAACTCTAATACTACTACCTACTGAAATATTTTTTGGCAATTGGTTAACAAAAATATCTTCAATAGCACTAGTTAATCCAACAACACTCATACTTTTTGCCAAAGCAACACGAGAAGTAGTAACACCTACCTTAAATGAATCTGTCAAATTTTGTATTGATGTACTTAAACCAGAAACAAATACAAAATCTTGGTCATTTAGTTCAATAAACGGTTTGTAATTACCAATTACTGCATCTTGATTCAATCTTGTAAATACTACATCCTCAAATCTATCCAATGTAGTTACAATACTGGAGACTCCTAAACCAATTATTTCACTAACCTCGGCTCTAAAACCCTGACCATTCGTATCTGTCTCATCAAAGGAAGTAAGATCACCAACTTTGTAATTAGAACCAGTATTTAATATTTTAATATCATCAATTTCACCCTTTGTAACTGATATTACTTCTGCTGTTTGTAAAGAATTTTCATTTGATTCGATTAAGAAATCATTATCTGCAAATTTCTCTCCAACATTATATGGATAGGTATTTCTTTTTAAATTTGAATTATTAAAATCAAAATCATGATCTAATGTTAAATTGTCTTGAATCAAAGGTGATCTAAAAGTTCTTCCTATAAAGTAAGGATATGTACCAATAATTTTATCATTATTATCTAATTCAACAGTGGTAAAATAAGCATATATTCCGTTAGGAAATTCTGGTGTTTTACAAAATCTTCCATTGTGAATATCTAAATCACCTGATTTATCAAAGATAAAATCACTAACAAAGAAACCACCATCAAATCCAACAGGTCTATTTTTAACTTTACTTGTATCTTTAACATAGGAAGATTTTAAAAGTTTTAATTCTGAATTAATATTATCTGGGTTAGAGTATCCAGATGGACCATAAATTGGATTACCGTCATATGCCCAACCTATAATTGGAGAATGATTTTGTGGTGAGTTATTTACTAATTCAAAATTATCATCTTCTAAATTTTGTAATAATGTTTCATCACAACTTAAAACGTTAAAACTTAAAAAATCTTTCCTTGGTATTAATGTTGAATGACCCTCTCTGATATACTCATTTAATTTCAAACTTCTTATAGAAGAATTAAATGTACCATTTATTCCTCTTGATACAACATCTGCGGTTGTAGTTGCTTCATCGTACCCTATACCAGTACTAATTATAATTACATCTGTTAACTTACCATCGGTTATAACAGGTCTTACAATCGCTCCTGCACCCTCACCAGAGGACATAATTCTTATCTCTGGAATAGAATTATATTCCATCCCCTGATCTAATATTTGTACATCAATTATTTTGCCATTTTGAATTATTGGTTTTACGCCACCCAATCTACCATTTAGTATATCAACTTTTGGATTAGATATATTATTTACTATTGTTGAACCATAATCTGTGCCCTCCTCATATAGATAAGCACCAATGAATGATCCAGTAATTATGGGAGTAGTATTAAATGTTCCATTTACATTACCATTATAGACAACTTCTATATCAACTTTGGCATCTGGATATTTAAAAGTTTGATATCCAGTTCCAGTTGAATTTAATCCAACAAATTTTCTTCTATCAAAATCTACTCTTGAAGTACCACCTATTCCTGCATCTGCTAATCTAAATGAATTATCATCTACTTTAATAACATAGTAAGAAGATGTGATATCTAATCCCTCAATTGCTTTTGGTATTGTAGAACCAATACCAACTGCTGGTGAATAATTTACTATATCGCCATTTTTAAATCCATGACTAGTAAAATTAACAGTATCAAAGGAGGTTGATATACCACTTGGTTTTACAAATAATTTACGATGTTGGTATCCACTACCAGAATTAATTACATTAATACTTGTTATAGTGTTTTTTGACTCTGTTCTAAAATAATGAGTACCTGTTGCAGAAGAATCTGTCGCTAATCCAACTGTATTAATTCCAGCAATACCAGTTAATGCGTCATTTTTTTTATTAAAAATTCTGATGGTTGTTGGATTAACAACTCGACAAAAATATGGATCTGAATTTGCTAATGCTCCTTTAATTTCATTTAATGCATCATAAGGATCACCAATACCAAGAGAACTATTGCCATTATTTTGATAATAAATTACCTGACCATTTTCTAATTTATGTTCTGTATTAAATGTGATAGTTTCATTTTCAATATCTACACCACCACCAAATTTAAAATCTCTGGCAACAAAATATATCTCTCTAAATCTTGCTCCAACACTTGCTTCTAATTCACATCCATTACCATTTAATCCAGTTAGTGATATACTTTTTACAGATTTGATATCGAATTCTTGTGGATCAATTAAAACTTCTTTGACTGAACCACTTAAAATTGGTTCAAGTAATGCACTTGTAGCAGCACCAACAGTGTGAGCAACACCTGGTTCAACAACTAACTTAGGTGGATTAATTATATCATACTGCTCACCACTGTTTAATAAATTTACTGAGGATAAGTTTCCATAACTAACAAAATCTTCTGATAAAGGAGATCTTATCTCAACACCATTTTTTAATATTCCAATATCATTAATAGTTTCATCATTTGTAGATATATCAATTAAATTTTGTGATAAAGGAAATTTCCTCAAAATTTTATTCGCACTTATCTTTTTACCATGATGCCTCAATAAAGTGAATGTATGTAAGTCTTTTGTTGAAATACCTAAACCAACTTGTATCGTACTAGCAGTTCCGATCTGACCTCTTGAATTGTAAAGGGCTATTTTTGTTATATTTGAATTAACTGGTGCTGGTTGTGGGTCAACATAATAAACTCTACTATCTTCTAAACCTATTGGTATTTCACCGAGAGTTTCATTACTGTTTGAAAGTGGATCCTTGATTGAGTTATAAACAACAGCATCTCCCTGTTTAAATTTTATATCCCTATTTTCACTAAAATTAAATTGTATGATACTATATAATCCAGTTATGGGATCTTTACTACTTTCATCAAATGAAAAATCTTCCGTAGTATCTGCAATTCCAACAAGTGTTTCTTTTATAATATCCTCAGTTATGTCAAAATCTGGGAGTGAATTAGAAGCAACATAACCAAAATTATCACCATCAACATATAAGTTTAATATATTTGAAATAATTTTTTCATTTCCTTCTTTTATCTCTACATTTGTGCTTATTGTTTTATCGATTACTCTACGAATATCATACAACCCTGATGGAGTAGATGTATATGATAAGTTAGTAGCTAAAAATTGATTTGAATTTTGTATAATATCAACATTAAACGAACCAAGAATATTTTGACTATTTCTATTTAAAATATTAAATTTGTCACCCTTTTTAAGAGAAGATTTATCAATTGATGTATTTAAGGTTATAGTTGATCCAGATATCTCTATAACTTGAAATCTTGAACTAGTATTATAAACCCATGAATTAGCAAATTTTTGTTTATAAGATTTTCCATCATTTAATATTTTCTGACCAAGATTTTTTACTATTATATTTTCACCCTCATTAATCAGATTTACGTCATCATCTAATACTAATTCATTTAAAACACCTGTTATTCTTAATTCAATTTTTTTCGATAAATCACCATTTTCATAACCAAAAATATTATCACTTGATTGAATATTATCAGTAATTTGGATTGGTTCATTAATACCTGTACATCCAAAGAATTGATTTACAGATTTAGATGTATAGTTAATTGTATTATTGCCACTGATTAATATTCCTGTCTTAGCAAATCCGACTGTCGAATCAACAGATATAATACTATCAGTTGTAGATACATCTGATAAAACTTTTGAATTTGGATTAACTTTAAATATTCCCTGTATTAAATCTCTATCACTATAACCTACAAATAAAGATATACGATATAATGATTTTCCTTCTTTGGTTAATATTTCAACTTGAGATACTGATGCATTTGTTTCAAGATCATCACTTTTATAAATTGTCTGTCCAATTAATTTTTGTGGGTCTGCATCTGGTGTAATTAGATCGGCAATTATTACTTCTCTTCTTATAAATTCTGCACCAGATGGTTTGATTAAAAATTTTTCAAGGTCAAGTATTGTAGAATCAACACCATATAATACTTTGAATAATATTTTAATTGATTCTTCTATACCTTTTGATTGATAAAAAGAACGTGCAAATTTAACAAAATTACCAACATCTAAGTCAGATGTAAATTGTGAATCTTCAAAACCAGGCAAAAATGTTTTCTTTAATTTTTTGTAAAATTCTTGTATGAATAATACAGATAGGTTTTGAACATCACTTCCATCTACATGATCATTTGCTGTTGTTTCTTCAAAAGTTATTCTCTCTTTATTAACATCAATTAAAGATGATGATACACCAACATTATATCCAGTAATTCCACTAAATCCACGCAAACAACCTGTAAATGATGTGGTTGTAATGCCAGTATAAGAAATTATCTCATCGTCAATTTTAAGTAATCCATACTCATCAGGAAACCCTTTTGTACTTGTGACATTGATTGTTGTATGTGTAGACGCAACACCAGCAGAAACATTTGTCTTTCCTGTAACAACTTCTGGTACAAGGTTATCACTTTTTAAATATTGGTCTAAATTACTGATTAAATCAGTTGGACCTCCTTGAAATTCCTGAGAGATATAATATTGTTTTAAAAATTCAACAGCAAAAGGAAAATCACTTGTCACAAACTCTGGTAAGTGATTTTCAATAATTGTATTAACTTTTATTCTTTTGTCAAATTGTGACATAAATTATTGCCTCTCTAAAACACCATTTGAATAACTTGAAGTGAAGTAATCTCTTGTAAATACAACACCTGAAACATCCTCTCCTGATGCAATAACGTCTTTCAACATATTTATCGAACTATTTGAAACGTCTAAACTTACAAATAAATCTTTCAATCCAACTACATCATTTGATTCTGGGAATGCCTGTATCTCAATTATATTATTTTGTGCGATAGTAGAGGTAATATTAATTGTATTCAAAATTATCTCACCCTTTCTATAATCAACAGAACCTGCTGCTTTGCGAAGAACATTCACGTTATTTTTTTCATCTCTTGTTACAACACTAATTGTACCCTTCATACTTCCATCAAGTTTACCAGATACGTCTTTATTGGGTATGTCTGTCAAATATGCAGTTGAAGTGCTTCCAGAAATTGTAAATCCAGTGCTCTTAATATTAAAACCAGCAGGATTAATATGGAATTTATTTCCAAAACATAACTCATATTGAGCAAATTGATTTAGAAGTGCTTTTAAATCTCTTCTTATGATAACTTTGGTAATATTTGATGTAATAGCATCATTAACTCTATCAATTAATTGATTTACCTTACTATACTTAAATCTTCCTCCAAATCGATTCATCTCAACATTATTGGCATAGTTTTGTAATGCATTTATAATATCTGATCTTAAATTAATTGATGAACCAACTTTTACAGGGTCATAGTATACCTTTGAATCAATTTCTACATATAATATTTTTAAATCGACTATTTCAGAATTAATACCTGCTATTGCATAACTTTTTAATTTATTTTTAATTTGTGATTTATCAAAATCAGAGACAAAAGTACCATTTTTTGGTTTAATACTAATTTGTACGGTTCCAAATTGTGGAGGATTTAACTCCTCACCTCCGATTACTGAAACAGAGTCAGTTCTTGGATAAATTTCATTAATGATTGCCTCATAATCTCTTGGTGTAACTGCTCTATATTGTGCTGAGTAAAGTCTTGGTGCAAAATACTTAATAGAAGACACATCTTCAACTTCTGACCCATTGGAGGCGTTTGAAATAGTTGTAACCGTAACCGTATCTGATGGTGTTAAAAAAGATCCATCATCTTTTGAAAATGTTCCTTGAAAATCAAAATTATTTGGTCCGTTTCCATCTTTTCCATCAGTAACAATATAAGTTGCAAGAATTGTTGATCCATTATCTAATTTTTTACCAAAAAATCCATCACCGAACAAAATTTCTATTTTTTCATCCTGAACTTCTTGTGCAAGATAAATTTCTGAATTTTTATCTAATTTTAGTATATTATCAACTCGTGAATACTTTCGACCAATTGTAACTTGGTTTGGATCTGCAACATAAACATTCATTGTTGATGCATCGATGCCTGGACTATCAATAATAAATCTTTGGTCTATTGATGTATTAACTCTATATGTACGTGTTAGATATGTTCCTTCATAAATTGATATTTCATCACTAAATTGAGCAAAAGAGTGGTTTATAGGGTTTCCATTTACATCTAGAAAAGGATTTCCATCATTATCAACACCTCGACTTACAATTTTAGTTGATGTAATATTTTCGGGGATTGAAAATCTAAAAGTGGTATTTTCAACACTACCAACACAAATAAGACCAGATCTTAATGTTAAAATTCTTGGTGTTGCATCTGAGGTTTCTCCAAGATCGACATCATTTATTTTTATTCTTGCGATTGCTGCTCTTTTTGACCGTGGAACATAACCAATGTTTCTTGCAAGTGAAACAACGTTCTCACGTATTTTTGCAGAATCTAAAAATGATTCATTTGCAACTAAATTTGCATTAAATGCATTAATATAGGTATTATATGCTAAGGTATCAATTAAAACAGAAAAATTAGAACCTTCAAAATCAAAATCTTTGAAATTTGAGTTTGAGCGAAGAAAATCTTTAATTTGTGCTTTGATATCTTCAAAGTCTAAACTAGTGTATTGTGTGAAGGGCATATTATCTTGTTGGTTCTAATATGAAAGTGAAGGATTGAGTTGGAACATCTAACCCAACAATATCAAAAAGCACTCTTATCTCTATTTCATTTAAATCTGGTCTTCCAGTTACCTCGACACCGACATTTGCTACTCTTGGTTCAAAATTATTAATGGTTTCTCTGATTTGGTCTTCAATTACGTAAACTGTCGTTCTTGAAAAATTTTCAAACAAAGAATCACGTACATCTGTACCTATCACAGGGTTAAAAAACCGTTCAGTCGGAATAGTTTCTACTAAATTTCTCACAGATCTGGCAATTGCACGTTGATTTATGAGAACAGGTAAGTCTTTTGTTACTGGATGAGGTAAAAAAGACAAACTTATATCCTTAAATGGTATTGAAGTGCGTTGAATCGCCATTATTAGTACTTTTAGATTTATTTATACCCCATCAAGGAGTATATTCGTATCCATACTTCTGTAAATATTCTTCAAATAACTCATCGGGAACTTTTCCCTCCCAATATTCCTTCTCAGTGTACTCTTTTCTAGTCTCTGATGATTCCATAGTCGTCCTCTAATACTTCTTTTAGGTAGTTTTCGTCCCAATAATCATAATAATCGGTTTTTGCAAGATTTTTCCTTGATTGAGTCAGTTCTTTTCGTAATTGACAAAGGACTAAGTTATATTTTCCGTTACTTGTTTGGATTCCTTGGATATATGTCTTTGTTTTTCCATGATCTGCGATGAATTTGTAGTCAGGATAGTTACGATTATAGTCATCAACAGCATCATACAGAAATTCTGCTTCAAGATTGTCTTCAACTATGTAAATTATAACCTCAAACTTGGGATCTGGCACTATTCGATGTAATTTTTCTTCTTGAATACTAAAATTAGCACCTAATGCAAAGGGACAGATACTAAAATTACCCAATTCTGGTCTTTTAATGGATAATTGACCAATCCAATGTAAAATATACCTACTTTTCCTTTCGTTCATCGGGTGTTGTCCAAAAATAATCGTCACAATCACCTAATCGACCCCAATTTACATCATTCTCAACCTCAAAGGTACAAGTTGACACCTTAAAATCAGGTGTTTTCACTGGATCGGGTGTCATTGAGGTGTCATATATCCGACAACGGTTGTTTGGATAGAGACAATACTGCCCATTTCGTAATTCAATTAAATTAAATGACTTATGTTCATCAGGCATCTCACTTGTCGAGGCATCAATCTGATCAAAATCACCATGATAGTTGTCCAAAGTACAAATGTACTGTCCTTTTTGATTTCCAAAGTGCCTTGTACGACACTCCCACTCCATTGGTGCAACAAATTGCTTGACAACGACTGTGAAATCATAGTCCATACAGTTCCAAAACTGTAAATTTACCAAATCCATGTCAGGATCGGGTATTTTAGGTGTCGAGAGAAACGCAGAAATAGGTAATTTATCATACATTGCCCCATATTCGGGTAAATAGGTCTCAAAATAGAAAGCACGACCTTGTATTGACTTGGCACATACCCAGATTCCTTCAATAAACTCTCCATGCCCTGTTTGAAAGTCAGTTAAATACTCTTTTCGCACCCAGACTTTTCGAGTTGGAAGATTCGCAATTAGTTTTGCCATCCTTTCCAGTCCTTAAAGAAATTTGAAACCTCATAACCATCATATTTTTCCATATATTTAACTGACTCTCCCAAATAGTAGTAATCATATCCAAGTTTCTTATAGTAGGCAAACTCATGCTTATTGGCAACATGCCCCATCATTAACTTTGGATTCTCATAATCCCATGCAAACTGATCGCCCCAGACACTATTTAAACTATCAAAACGATAGGCAAGAGTAAAGGCAACTAACTTATTCTGATCATAATAACCTAAGACATCACAATGATGCGTTTCAAACTCTTCTTTAAAGATTGGAACGACATCATCAAACTTTTTATATTCAACATACTTTCGATAGATTTCAAGGCACTCCTTATAATAAGAACTATCAAGCATACGAAAGTTCTCATATTCTTGATAGTTTGTATCCTTCAATCGAATTCGACAATACATTAGTGTCCTTGTCCTCTGTATCTTTTACGAGCCGAGTTACGAGAGGTCGCTGAATATTTAGAATGCTTTCCTCTTCCTTGACGAGACTTCTTCGGTTTTGCCTCTGTATCATAACCAGATCCTAATAGTCCTGCTTTTCTTGCCATTTAATTTTCCTCCTTTATAGGTTCGTAAGTAATGTCTTTTTCAATTTTTTCACCAGTCACATATTGCTCTACTGCGTAATCTTCAAGTCGCTCCATTAACTCTGATTCTGAAACATTCCAGAAAACAATCTTTCCTTTACGAAGTATGTTGTATCGTGTCATTTACGTAATAACTGAATTAATGTGAACAGTGCTAATACAACTGCAATGAGTACGATACCAAACATTAGATTATCCTTGTCTTTTCATGACCAACACGAATTCGTGGGTCACACCAAATCTCAAAACCTGCTTCCTTTGCATCCAGACAGAATGATACGTCCTCACCGCACATATCTTGAACTTCTCCTGACTCAAATACCTGCATCTTTGGAGCAAACCAAGGATATGGTAATCCTTCACTCTCAAAGACTCCATTCTTAATGAGTAACCAACCAAAACCAGTATAGTCGACAGTAAAGGCTTTCTTTCTCTTACTGATACTTTCAATGGTTTCGTGATTCATTACACCACCATTGGTACGAAAATCATCTTCATCTAACCAGTGAGCAACGGAAGTTGTCTTTCCATCTTCTGTACAATACCAACCTGCAACGATTTCTCTCTCTTTCTTTGGGTCAACGTTTAACTTAAATCCTGTCTGCTCAACATCCTCTCCCTTTTCATTCTTCACGACTTGCTTGACTTCTTCTTTCGTAACAGCTTCTGCAGGAATCGCATTCAGTACTAACTGATAGAACTTCTCTGTGTTGAATACAATATCTGAGTCAATCCAGAGCTGATAATCATACTTGAGTTTACCATCCCAAGGTAACTGATTCGGTCCTCTTAATACGTTAGCTCCAAGACATTTGCATCTGGCAAAGTTTACCATTGATGAATAATCCTGTGATATCTGAATTGCTGCTCCTGCCTGTACTAAATCAAATGATAAAGATACAAAAGACTTCAGAAAATTATAACTGACTCCTCGACCTGGTAAACAAAATACAATTGTCTTTCCTCTTATCAACTGCCTTGCTAAATTATAGTCCCATTCAGGTGCTTTCTTTGCTACAGGGGACTTTGCTTTGACTGTAAATCCTTTCGCCATAATGTGTTGTAATTACATTTATATCATACATCAATTTATACAACTTGTCAATCAGTAATTTCCTGTATATGAATCCCACTGTCGTCAACGTGCCATACTAATTGTGTATCTTCATACCAATCAAATTCATTGACCACCCATTCTGGTACCGTGATCTTAAATTCATTTGTGACTGGATCTGTATTCAATGATACTTTAGAATCTTCGTACTTCTTCATAAGGGTCATATTTTTCACTTTTCCAGTATATAGTACTTATGTATTTTTACCAATATCACTTTGTTCTGTCTGCGACCCTGTGTGGGCATTTTTACATACGAAAAAAAATCTGTGCCCCCTGTGTAAATCAAAGTGCGTTTTCGATAGGGAGGTCGATCTGGGTCGTTTATAGCTTAATGGTACCTTGCGGTTTTCTAACGCAAGGGCGGTTAACCGTAACACTGCTCCTCACGTACGAACAGGGTTAGTCCCTGTCGCTGTAACTGCCTTCGGTGAACCTTGCACCGTTCAGAGCATACCAACAGACTTCAGCATATCCAAAGTCTTGGGCAAGGTCATAGCATAAGGGGTATGCGTCGTCCAGTGTTCTGACTGGTTCTTTAATCTCTGTGTCAGGGACTTCAACGAAATATGTAATCATAATTAAAAGGGGTGTAAAACTTATATACTTATTATAAAGGATATGTTC